CCAGGCAACTTGTGCTCGTGCTTTATCAAGTTTGACCCGAAGATCGTAGAGTCGTTGATTGCGTTCGGTGAGAGTCATTTCAGTCATGCTTATACTACAGGGACACTTTGGACGTGCCCCCCTGCAACATTTCATTCATAAACTGCCAACGATGAATAGAACTGTTGAAGTGTTTGTTGATAACATCAGTTACAACTTGACAACACTCGCTATCAAGAAATCCCCATTCTACATAAGCATCAAGATAATCATACATTACGCCTTGTGCTTGTACTGGTGTTTTGCAATCAGGTAGAATCAATGTAAAGAATGAATTGACTTGCTTGATAACATCATCAGGAGTGTCAAGATAACACTGCCAGTCACTACGATTCAGATTAACTTTAGTCATTTAGTTTCAATGTGATAGTGATACTTGTCAACCATTTTGTTACATCCTTGACATTGGGATGCACACCATGCTAGATGATAAATGCGAACAATCGTTCCACAATTAGGACAACGAATGTGCTTACCAGCAACACCAACGCGAGTGCTTTTCTTCATTGGAGCAAACTTAATTGTCGTCCAACTTTCGGGCATTTGAATTGCAGTAGCGGTTTTCATTTGCAACAATGGAGAATGTACTTTTGTTCTTTGGTTAGAGTGGAACGTTTTTCTGCTGTCGAATACAGATGCTTACTGACAAAATCTTTTGCAGAAATGTCACCTAACTTGCTACATTCATTCAATACCCAATCAATACCAATGTCTGCTATCTCCCAATCTCTTACAAACTCAGGATCAAACAAACATAAGAACTCAATGTCTTGAATGATGCGATCAGCAGTTGTCATTTGAGCAGTGCTTACATTACAGGGACACTTTGAACGTGCCCCCTTACCAACTCTTTTCGCAAGTAAAGTTTGCGTGGGAAAAAACTTCACGATCAACAATTTTATAAGTCCCAAACTTATTGGAAATTACATAACCTTCGTGGAAGGATTGCACATCCCAGATATAGCACTCAATGTCATCAGTTTCGTGAATGAACAGGAACAAATCTTCCTTGATAGATGCAACGAGTTTCCACAAACGAATCAGGTTGATGTCACAATCGCATTTTTCTGCAATTTCATCTTCATTCACGGGGATTTGCTCCCTGATGCAGTCGTTGATTGCTTTTTTGATTTGTGATGCTTTGTTCTCGCTGACAAACTCACATAGAGTGCTCATTTGCTTGGCAAACTTACACACATCCTCCAGATCTTCACGAAAAGGATTCAGTTCTACCTCAGGTTGCACGAACAGAACACTTTTAGTGCTTGCAAACTTGCTGATGATAGGATGTGCTACCATCTCAGGAAGTTTGTCACCAGTGTAGTAAGTGTGAGGACAAATGATGATGTCTTGACGGACAGGTTCGGGGAACTTGTAAGTGATAACATTAGGAGTAAATGTATCGCAACCAGAACCAAAACCAATAAAATCTCCCTGATAAACTCTCTCAGTGCGAGGGAGAAAGTCAAGACAATAGATAAGAATCTTCACCACATTTGGTTGATGACCAAAGTGCATAAAGATGTCATCTGCAGTATAGCAGAGACGAATCTTTTTCTTGTTAAATGCTGCTTTGGTGCAGACAAAGAACTTACCATTCTCAGGATTAGTTCCCCACACAATAGCAGGAGAACCATCCATCTTTGTGCTGATAATAGAATCAGCACTGAACCAATCCAGGACAGAGAGATCACCTGTCAGGATGCAATCTTCGGGATGTTCTAGATGTTTGTTTTGCATGATTCTATTATTGCATAAAAAAGGGGGGATGATACCCCCGAGTGGACAGTTATCAAACTGTCACATAACGAGCACGGATTTCCTGATACTTAGTGACAGAATAATCAAGTGCTTTTTGAATGTAAGGAGAGCAAACATTCACGGTTTTCTTTACATCTTCCACCAGTTTGTTGACTTCATACTGATGGATCTCCCAGCGAACCTTAATGTCAGCAATATATTGATCGCGGGTGATGAGAACCTCAGGAACTTTCACCACAGGAGCAACAACAGCGACAGAAGCAGTTTGCTTGCGAGCGCGAGGCATAGAGTAGAAGCGTCTTACACTACAGGGACACTTTGGACGTGCCCCCTTTGTGTTAGACAGGAAGTTTTGCTACTGATTTACCCTTACGATGATTCTCAATAAAGTTCTTTGCAGATTGACGATTGCGACAGGTTTTGATCTGCTGTCCCTTGTATATGATGACCAGTTGTGTTGTGCTACCCATCAAAGGTACAGCAGCATATAACTCTGGATCTTCCCAGTTCTTACCAACAAGAAACCCAACTTCCTGTGGTTTAGAATCCAAGATGTAAGGATTTTCTGGTTGATTTATTGCCATGTTTTGATGTATTCATCAAGTGTATACTCTTCATCAACAGATGCTTCTTCAACCAGTTCATCATAACTCATCTCCTTAATCATCTCCAGGTATTCTTCGGGTGTTGGATCTTCATCTGGATCAAAGTCATCGTGGCAGAGAAACAAATACTCTTGATAGAGTGCTTCAATCAGTTGTTCTTTGGTATAGTTCATCGCTTCACAGTGCTCTCCTGTATCCTTTATGTTGGTTGAGTATTCCTCTGTGCAACTTTAACATACTTTGATAGTTTAATCCATTCTCTTTGCAGTATTTTTTTACATCTTCAATCACAATTGTTTCACCTTCAGGAGTAATATATCGTCTGTCTTTTGATATCCGCTTTTTACCTTTTCTATACTCTCGCATATAAAGAGCACTATATCCAACCTCATCATCTGGAGCATATTTTCCTTTATTGTGCGTTACTCTACCATTAGCAAACTGCTCCTTAATTGATTCACTCATAGCAAGTCTTGATTCCTCAGTATGTTTTAGTCCATAAAATCTATTGCGCTTACCAGAACACCAGTCCGACAGAATTTCATAATTTTCATCAAAAGGAAAATTTTTCAAATCTTCAAAGATGTCCATTTCTTTACAGCAACTCTTGGATTATTTAGCGACGAACAACACTATCAAGCATCTCACCCTTCTCGAACACAGTATCAACAACTCGCTGAAGTGCTCGCTCTGTAGATACTCCAACTTTGGAATATACGGGCACAACACAGAGACCGAAAACCTTCTCTCTGCCACCAAGGCGAAGAACGCGGCCGATAGTTTGCGTCATTTCGATTACATTCATATTGCGAAGAAAGACGACCGCCTCTAGTTCGCTAACATTAATTCCCTCTGAAAGTATGCTCCTATGGAGACAAACAAACTTCTTGTTAGGGTCACGACCCCAAGCATTGAGTGTATCAAAAAACACTTCACGATTCACCTTCTTACCATCAATAATCGCTCCCGTTTTTGAGGTGATGTAGAGGTAAGAATAACCACGCTGATGTAGTTCACCAGCACAGTCAGTATGAGACATCAGATTGATAAGTTGCTTCGCAGACTTAACACAGACCAGGATTTTCTTACAATCAATATCCTCCAGAGTGTCCATCAGATTGCTACTATCACACTCGGCAGTTACCTGCTTTGGAGCAAGCACATCAAACTTCTTCGCTACAATCTTAGGAGCAATAATATATCCCCCATCAACAAGTTCAGGAGCAGAAACACGGCAAATAATGTCTCCATAGACATCACGATCGTTCATTCCAGGTTTAGAAGGAGTGAGCGAAGTCTTTCTGGTAGCGGTGAAGAAGAAACAACGGGTAGCATTAGCAGAGAAGTGCTCAGTTGCAGGGAAAAAGTGACGCTGAACGCTGTTATGTGCTTCATCAAAGTAGATTGTATCTACATCAATCTCAGCATCAACCAGACGCTGCAAAGAGTTGTAGGTGGTGAAGATCAGTTGATGAAGTCCAGCAGCAGCACACATACCAGCATGAACAACAATATCAGCAGGTTTTGTAGTGCTATAGTGATGAGTTTCACCACTATGAACGTGCATCACTTCAGCATTAGTGATGTGCTCCAGAAACTCAGAAGAGAGTTGCTCAGCAAGCAAGATGCGAGGAGCAACAACTACAACAGTTTGCGGAGTTTCAGAGCGAAACTGACGCATCGTGTCATAGATCATCTTCAGAGTCTTGCCACCACCAGTAGGAACAATCACCTGACCTTTGTTGTGCTTTTGCATAGCAGCAACAGCACGAGTTTGATGAGGACGAAGAGTAATCA